AAATATAAATGGATAGAAATAATTCTATCTTTGTTAACCGCCAATCATCAAACTGTATAGTTCAATGACGGCACACTCTAGACGATATTAGATATCAAGTCCTGAGTGAAATGACAGGAGATTTAAAAATGTCAAACGTAAGTAACTTACGTTCTGTTAGTAGCTATGGGCCTTCCACTACAGGCAGAACAACAAAAATACAACCCAAAGGTGAAGACCTTTCAATACTTAACCCACAACTCTCTTTAGATAGATCACTAGAAGAATACCCCGTTGAAAGGTTTCTAAAACTTCTTAGAGATATTCAAAAGAAAGCAAAAGAAACTGGTCAAATATCAAAAGACTATGATATTCTATCAAAAGTTGTTAAGAGACAATTTTACAGAATGACAGATATCACACCAGCACATATAGTAGGGAAACAAACAAAGAGTAACTCTGCAACAGAACAAAGAGTTAAGGCTTTGATCAACTCTTTTCAAGGTGGATTTAGATATGATCTACCACTACCCATATTAATTCATCTTACAGGACACTTTAAAAAAGTGTTAGCAGCAGGTGATCATCGTTTTGTTGCAAAACAAGACCTGAATTGGAAAGCTGATATTTGTGATGGTCTAATACTAGATGTAGACGGCAATGAGGATGACGCAACCATTTATGATATGTTATCGACTCAATCTAATGACCATCCACCTGAGTTTGCATTAACCAATGGAGAGTTAGCATCAAAACTTTATTCTAGAATAGTAAATAATGAAAAGTGGTTAAAAGTATTTGACCCAATGCAACAAAATTATCAAAAGAAAAAATGTTATGACTACATTACTTCTTATAAACACAACATTTCTGATACCACAAAAGGTAAGGTGTTAAAACTCATTCAAGAAAAATTGGGTGAAGGAATAATTACAGGTATGTTTAAAACACTTGCAGGAACAGATGAAGTAATTGATGCTAGAAAACACCTAGGTATTGATGGAAGGAATGATATCATCACTGTTGAAATTGGTTTGATTGATCGTTATCTTTTTGATACGATAGCTTACAATGCAAATAGTGGTATCACAACCAACATTATATTGAGAGTCAACAACAGTAACTTTGCAATTTCTCAAGAGAAATTAAACACCTCTAGAGGTAATGCACTTTTTGGTGGTAAGAAACAATTAAAATCATCTGCAAAACTTGCCTTTGATAATTTTAGAAAACTTCAAATACCCGAAAAGTTTTTAAAAACTGTTAAGATTATAGGGTTCTATGCACAACATAATAATGAAACCCCAACTAAGGTGATTAGAGTTCAAGAAGTTGTTGGTAAACCACATACTTATGTTAGTAGTGAACATTCAATTGATGAAGCACTTCAAATGGACGGTATGGTAAACTAATGAATATATTCTACCTAAATGAAGACCCCCAAGTGTGTGCAGAAATGCACTTGGATAAACACGTAGTCAAAATGATTATCGAGTATGCTCAACTTCTATCCACTGCACATCGTGTGTTAGATGGAACTGAATACTACGATAAAACTTCAAACGGTAGAAGAATCAAACGTTGGAAGATGGATGATACGATGATGGAGAACACTTTATACAAAGCATCCCACATCAATCATCCATCAGCCAAGTGGGTTCGTGAAAGTGTAGAGAACTATCAGTTCCTTTTGAAACTGTGGCAACTACTATCATTCGAATACACTTATCGATATGGAAAGATACACATGACCTTTGACAAACTCAAGGATGTCTTAACAAGTGTTCCAAAGAATATTCCTAAAACTAAATTCTTTGAACCACCTCAGGCAATGCCCGATGATGTCAAGGACAAAAACACTATAAAAGCATACCATAAATACTACAAAGTTCACAAGAGTGGATTTGCAAAGTGGACTAATAGACCAGTCCCACAATTTATGATGGAGTGTGCATAGTGCCAACATACGTATTCTATAATACTAACACAAGTGAAATTGAAGAACATCTAATGTCCTACACCAAGTTGGACGAGTTCAAACAATCCAATCCTCACCTAGAACAACGTATCACTGGGTTCCAAATTGTTGGGGGACATGGTGACCGTATCAAAACTGATAATGGCATGAAAGAAGTGTTATCCAAGATAGGTGATGCACATCCTGGCTCAGTTGTCCATGAAAGACACGGGACTAAAGATATCAAACGAGAGAAGTCCGTAAATATAATTAAAAAACATATGGACAAACAGTCCAAAACAAAGTAGAATATAATAATGAATATAGTGAGGACTGACCCCTTCAGTTTTGAAGAACTTGAAAATATACAACTAGAAACTACAGAATTTGAAGGTAAGAGATACTACATTGATCAAAATGGTCAGAAATATCCTAGTGTAACAACTGTTACAGGTCTACACTCTAGGGAACAAATCAAACTATGGAGACAACGAGTTGGTGAAGAAGAAGCAAACCGAATCACCAAAGCTGCAACCACACGTGGGACAAAATTTCACGAAAAGGTTGAACACTATCTTCGTAAGGATGTCCCCTTTTTGGAGTTTGACAATCTAATTGAGGAAGCAATGTTTAAAGGAGTGCAACCCATTCTTGATGACATTTCACCATTATCAATTGAGTCACCTCTTTATTCAGACATGTTAAGAATGGCAGGACGAGTAGACTGTATAGGTTTATTTGATGATGCACTTCAAATTATCGATTTCAAAACTTCTGGCAAATGGAAGGAAGAAAAATATGCAAAAGGTTATTTTTTACAAATGACTGCTTATGCAATTATGGTGGAAGAGTTGACGGGCCATCCTATTGATGAATGCACAGCTATTGTTGCACTACCCGATGGGAATTGTCAACTGTTCTCTTGTGACCCTGTAGACTATGTCGAAGAACTACAACAACTAAGACGACAATACTACAATCTTTACGGAGTATAATTATGGCAAATCATGTGACCTATAGTTTTGACTTTGAGAAAGTTAATGACGAAGGAAAAGCATTTCTCGAAGGTATCTTTGAGGGTAAGGATGATCTACATCAAACAGAGTTTGAAGGTCAGAATCTATTTGAGTGTGGCCCTAAGTGGGCAACGATTGATGATACCGATGGGTATCTTATAGATGGTGGAAACACCTTTAGTGTGTATGGTGAAAGTGCATGGAGTCCACCTACGGACTATGTAGAAGCACTACACAATGCACTATTGAAAGTGTCACCTGAGGCAACTGCACAGATTCACTTTGCAGATGAATCACCTAACTTTGCAGGTGTCTACTTTTGGGAACCAGTGTTCAATCCTGAAACTGATTCTTATGAGTCTTGCATCGATGGTGTTGAACTAGAAGCAGAAGAAATCTTTGAACTGTGGACAGAAGAGTATAGTGAAGAATTTAATTCTGCACTAGAAGTAGTTGCAGAAGATGAAGGTGTCACTAAAGAAGAAGTGATTGCAAATGCAGAAGAATTTTATGAACTCATTGACCACGATGCAATTCAAGAAGCATACTATGATAATGTTTGGGAAGTTATCTCTAACTACCAAGCAGAACAACTTGCACAACTAAAGGGGGATGCATAATGGCTGAAGTAAAATTTAAACAAAACGAATTTCATCAAGTCTCTGTTAGAAAAGTGATGGTGACATCAACGACTAACTGGGATGGTGAAGAAGTAATCTCAGAAGAAGAGTTAAGACAATACATTGCAGAAGGAACAACTGGTGACGATGAGAAAGACGATATCTGTTGGGAAAGAGTTAGTGAAGCTGAATGTATCGAAGAAGAAGATATCGACTGGTGGTCTGAAAGAAAAGGTTGCACCGAATATGAGTATGAGGTGATCGATGCTGACTAGAAAAGATTTCTCTGATAAAGTAGAAAAACTAATGGCAGGTGGTAAGGCCGATGTAATGAGTGCAATACTTAAAGTGTGTGAAGAACATCTACTTGAACCTGAGTCTGCAAAACGACTTTTAACTAATCCTCTTAGAGAGAAACTCGAAGCAGAAGCAACAAAAATGAACTTGGTTAACAGGGGACGAAACTCACAAGGAACCCTCACAAGTTTCTACGAATAGGAATATATTATGGCAATGGTAAAAGGTGATATCGTCACAGTAGTGACAATCAGTGGTGAGTATGTTGGTAAACTCCTTGCAATTTCTGATGACGGAAATGCAAGTGTTGAAATGGAAAACCCTAGAATGATTCTACAGAACCCACAAGATGGAAGTATGGGATTTGCAAAAGGTATTGCAGCTACAGGAGAAGAGAATCCTACACACGTGATATTCAATCAGTATGTGTTTATGACTCCTTCATCTAAGAAGGTTGCAGATGCACACTTACAAGCTACAACTGGTATAACACTGGTTAAGTAGATGACAAGTAGAGAAGGATACGATGCATACACTTTATACCTTGGAATAAAACTACACTTCTATTCCAAGGATTATGACTTTGTAAAATACAACGGTCAAGTAAAAGCAGATATCAATTCCTTTCTTAAACGAAAAGATAAGTATCATTTCGGTAAACTGTTTAAGACATACAAACAAGAACTACAAGATTTTTATATTGCAAATCTATCAGTTAAAGATCAATGGGTGGGTGATCTACTCAGTGAAGAATCTGATAAGGTCTACAAGGAATGGAAAAAATTAAAACAGAAACAGTTCTATATGTTTGAAACGGAAGTAGCTGATCAGATTAGAAAGTTTAAGATTGATACACTACTAAAGGTAGACAAAGGACAACACCCTCGTCTTCTGAAAGCATACCTCAGTAAACAAATTAGTTTACAGACACTATGCATTATGGATGAGATTATCGGATTTACGAAAGACTGGGAAAAGTTGATTTCGGAAAATGTGGTATACCCTGAGGTGCATACTAAGATTAATAAGTATAAAACCTTTTTGAGTTACGACCACAACAGGTATAAACAGAAGTTAATTGAGTTGTGTTCTTAATGTATATTATCCCCCCTGTGGAAGATAACACAGTTATATATAAAAAAACAATTTTCAAGAACACATTTCATATAAATATATTTGCACTTTTTAGGAAAAACCCTCTTGTAGAGTTGACCTTAATTGTGTATAATAAGATGGTGGACTACAGATGTAGTCTTAATAAAATGCAATACGATGCTTAATAAGATAGGAGAATACAATGACATCATTAGATAAGCTCAGAGCTGCAATGGAAGCAGCAACTCCCACAGCCAGTGGAGAGAAAAAATCCTACAATGACGATAGATATTGGAAACCTGAACTCGACAAGAGTGGTAATGGGTTTGCAGTAGTTCGTTTCCTACCTACTCCCGAAGGTGAAGAAATGCCATGGGTCTCATATTGGGATCACGGATTTCAAGGGCCTGGTGGTTGGTATATTGAGAAGTCTTTGACTACTCTCAATAAACAAGACCCCGTGTCTGAATACAACACTCAGTTGTGGAACACTGGGATTGAAGCAAATAAGGAACAGGCTCGTAAACAGAAAAGACGTTTACACTATGTGTCTAATGTCTTTGTTGTTTCTGACCCTAAAAATCCTGACAACGAAGGTAAAGTATTCCTCTTCAAATTCGGTAAGAAAATCTTTGAACAACTCAAAGAAGCAATCTCACCTGCATTCGAAGATGAACAGGCAATCAATCCTTTTGACTTGAGAGAAGGTGCAAACTTCAAAATCAAAATCAGAAAGGTTGATGGTTATTGGAACTATGATAAATCAGAGTTCGATTCAATTGCACCACTTTTTGATGACGAAAATAAGCTAACTCAGATATATAATAATGCACATTCTTTAAAAGAGATTGTTGCACCAAATGAGTTTAAAACTTATGAAGAACTCAAAGAGAAACTTGATCGTGTATTAGGTCTCTCAGGTGGAGTATCTACTTCAACTGCTGAATCTGTTGCAGAAGACTTTGACGAAGTGCCTTGGTCAAATGTTAACAGTGCAGTTGCAGATGAACCTGTAGTTCCATCAGTTGACTCATCATCAGACGAAGATGATGGTGATGATGCGATGGACTACTTCAAGAGATTAGCTAACGACTAATTCTTGAGTTGGGGGGTGGTTGTTATAATTATGTGTGTCCGTGATAAAGACAACCACCAGCGACTAAGACCGTGGATAAAAAGGGGGTGCTTAGTAGGGGCAAGAACACCAGCAAAACACGCGGGGTGTTCGGTGAAGAGCGGGTTGCTGTAACAGAGTTCGGGGCGACTTCACAACTTTAAATTTATGAGAAAATTATGCCAAGTGTAACACCAAGAACAAATCCAAAATCAAAATTCGTTGAACCATTCGACAAGATGCTACGTAGGTGGAAGAAAACCTGTGAACGAGCTGGCATCGTTCAAGAGGTTAGAGATAGAGAATACTATGAGAAACCTGCAACAAAACGTAATCAGAGAAATCAAGATATTAAAAGACGTAAGAAACTATTAGCAAAACGAGAATCAGTTAAAGGATATCGTAAGAGGTAGTCATGAGTGGTAAAGGTTCAAAACAGAGACCTCGTTCTGTTTCTAAAGACAAATTCGATTCAAACTGGGATTCTATTTTCAGCAAGAAAATAAAGATTAAAGTTCGTAAGGAAACTCCTAAACACGGACTGACCAGTGTTCATCCTGATAAAACGAAATATAATCGTAGTAAGATTAATCGTGAGGTTATGCAGGAACAGCTGCAACTCGACTAGCAGTTGGGTCAGAATTTCTAGTTCTACCTGTTGATGCAGTCACCGTTGAACTATTACTTACATTGTTAGTATTCTGTTGGACGGTGTTTACTTGCATGTTAACATCTGATTGTGCATCTGCAACATCTTGAGTTGCTTGACCAATCTCACCACCACGACCTGAAGCTTCTTGAACTTCAACTGGGGTAGGATTCACGCCAGGTGCAGTTTCCATAGGGTTAATAGCAGCTCTGATTTGATCAACATCAACGTTACCCATATCTCTTTCAAACTGACCCTGAAAACCAACCTGACGAGATATTCTAAACAAGTCAACACCAGCATCTGCGTTTGCTGACATCTCATCATATCTTGCATTGATGGCAGCTTGCATTTCTGCATTATCACCTACTCTTAGTAGTTCTTCTTGTCTCTTAATATTAATTTGATCTTTAAGAAGTGATCTATTTTCATTTTCTTTTGCAAGTCTTTGGTTATATTCTTCGTCAGTCTCAGAACCTATTCCCATGAAACCTTCTCTTCTACCACCTAACTCTCGTCTGTTTCCTTCTCGTCTTCGTCTTTCCCATTCAGCTTGTCTTTCTGCTTGAGATAACTCACGAGCATTTTGTTCAGAGCCAGGGTCATCAGTGTTTTGCATGTCAGGTGCAGAGTCTTCTCCACCACCCCAACCTAACCAGTTCAATACCCAATCAGGTAGAACCTTCTTAGCAAAGTCTACTAGGATTTGACCGATGTCAACACCAAATACATTCTTAAAGAAGTCTCCAATTGCCGTGAAAGGTGCTTTAATTAAATCCCATAGTCCACCAAGGATATCCTTTAGACCACCGAACATTCTATCAAAGTCACCAGTAAACAGTCCTGCAAAGAAGTCATAGAACCCACCAAATATTCTACCTATTGCTTCTATGATATTCATAAAGTATGATTTGACGGTTTCAAACAGACCACTGAATATACCAGTCTTTTCTTCTAACCACATTGCACCTGCGATTAATGCACCTACGAGTGCTACGATTGCAACACCGATTAAGATATATGGTGCAAGGAACATAAGACCACTCATCAATGCAGTAAATGAAGCTGCAAGGAAAGAAGCAGCTGCTTTTATCATATTAGCAGCACCTTTTGCTACTGTAGCTGCTCCTTTTTTGATTGCACCACCTGCCTTACCGATCATGTCACCAGTTGCAGTTGCTAAAGATGATGCCTTATCTTTTACAAAAGACCAACTCTTCTGTATACCTAAAACTGTTGCATCAACACCTTTTGCAACTACCCCACCTATAGCTGCCATACTACCACCTATTGCATTCATCATTTTCTTACCAAGATCAGGTAGACTTTTTAAACCATTGGTTAGACCATTGATAGCCTTTTCTTTAAAACTAGATAATCCACTAAAGATATCACCAACTAGGTCTTCATTCTTAAAAAACATTCTACCGAATGCATTTGTCCACTCTACTGCACTATCTAATGGGCCTTGAAGGTCAACTCCAAATATCTTTTTAAAATCAGTAAAGAATTGTCCGTTGTCTTCTGAAACATCTTTTAAACCTTGTTTTAATATGTCATTATACTCATCACGAATATTAATTTCTGTTTCGTTCTTATCTACAATAGATTGTTTCTCTTCTTCAATCATCTGATTAAAGATTTCTTTTTGTGCTTGGATATATTTGGTTCTATCTTTTTGCTGTTCTATGATTAACTGTTCATACTCATAGATGTCTTTTTTATTTCCACTCTTTCTAACTTCATTGAGCATCCGATTACTATCTTGAAGACCATCGTCTAGTTTTTTAAGTTCTTTATCATTTGATAATTGAGTTTGAAGTCTTGCAGCATACGAATCATCAATACCCTGAAGTTTATCATTCATAGCATTGACTGCTTCTTGAGATTTAATGAATCTATCTAAGTCAAACCCCTCAATCTCGTCAGTAAACTTTTTGAGTTGAGTCATTTGATCAGCTGAAACCTTAGATGCATCTTTAGATACTTGACCAATTAGGTTTCCAATCTGAAGGAGTTTTCTAGATTGCAGAGCTCCTGCAAATGTATTTTTACTTGCTTCACGGACATCAATAATAGATTTAGCTAGGGGTGCATTACTCTCCTTAACTAGATCAACTAATTCTTTAAAGGCAGGTTTGAGTCCTCTCTTACCTTTCTCTACTTCATCTTTTAATTGTGACAACTCCTTTTTGAGTTCTTGTGTTGTCTTATTGATGTCGTCAGCCATTGACTATTTCCTATTGTTTTCCGAATGCCTTTCCAGCTTCTGCAATACCGAATGAACCTAAAGTAACTACCACGAATGAAGTGTAGATAGTGTCTGAGATTACTAAATCCTGTCCAACATAACCTGTTACTAGGTCTGCTATACCGAAAACGACCATCATTAAAAATGAGATAAAACCAATAATGGACTTCTCATTGATGTGATTATCGTCCATAAACAAAGACCCTAGTGTGAACTTCTCTTTAGGTTTTGCTTCCATAGCTGCAACCTTTAAGTCTTTGGTTAGTTGTTCCATCTCTTTAATCTTGTCGTTTGCATCGTCTAACTTTAACATTAGATCGGTGTATTTCTCAAGATCGATATTTACTTCGTTCCTGTTGTCTGTTTGTTCTGTCATATTATGTGTCCTCAAATTAATGACTCACCTACACATAATATAATTATCTTCTACTTTTTGCTCGGGCCTCTCTTGCCTTTTGCCTTTCCTTTTCTTCTTCTAGATACTGTAAAAGAAGATTAATATAAATCTCTCTTTCCCATGGTATCATCTCGTCTAGTTCAGTTAATGAATACTTGTGGTGTTGCATCAACTGAAAGTTTGTGTTATAATAATTAAACACACTCTCATGAGAAAGAGCTACTAAAAAAAACTTTGTAGACCCTCTAAGTGACGTGTCTGTTCTGTTGAACACTTATTACACTTGAAACTCACATCTTTAGTAAGTTTGGGTGCTTGGTCAAACCATTCCCCTAGTAGTGTAATTTGTCCATAAGTCAAACTGTCAACAAACTCATTGATGTCAGAAGAAGATATCTCAGATGTGTTATACACATTTTCTCCATCAAAGATACTGACTATTGATCTCTTTAGAATCTCAATAACCTGATCTTCTTGTGCGAGCTTATCAACTCCGTCCATGTTTTTAACTTTTAGAAGTTGAAGTGTAACACCAACGTCATCGTTAATCATAACGGTGTTGTTTTCGGGCATCTTTCCACTCACTTCGATTTCATCTAAGTTGATTTCAGCATCACCCGTTCCACGACACTCTGTATCACTACAAATTAATTTTAAGTTTACTGTTTCTCCTACAGAAACACTTCTAATCTTGAGGAACAACCACTCTAAATCAATCATAGGTAGTTCATCAGGATTAATTTTTTCGAAGGTAACTGCTCGAACTAAATCCTTTGTTGCAGAAATTTGTTCTTTGACACTTTTACCTTCTCTTGCAAGAACTAATGTCTTTTGTTCTTTAACCAAAAAGGGACGGAATTCAACTTCTCGTCCATCACTTGGTAGCACCGTAGTATACTTTGGTGCCGATTGGATTGGTAATCCCATAATTTACTCCATTCTAAAAAGAGGTTAGTCTCCTAGACCAAGACCTCGTGATAAATTTGAACCTCTAGCAAGTGCAGTGTCAAAACTTTCTAATCGATTGAGCATTGACCCTGCTTTCTTGTTAAACCTAGAAGCTACTTTAAGACCATCTAGTGCAATATCTAGATAACGTCTTCCCTTATTTAGTGCAGACAGTTCAGGAGTTTGTGCATACTCGGTTGAGAATGTTCTAAACGACCATGTCACACTAAATTTTAAAATTGAATCTGTTTCTGTCATGTTCAAATTCATCGGGGCATATGACAGAGGAAATACATCGTAGAGTTTATACTTCATTGCAAACTTATCATCTTTACGATATTGATAGATTTCCATCTCACCCATGTATTCATCAGGATACATGAAGATAGGATGAATTGCACTACCTTCTACATTCCGACCTTGTGCAGTAAAGATTTGTGTTTGCCATGCTTCTATGATAAAACGATCATAGAATGTTGAGTCACAACGAAACTCCATAGTTGTCTGTTGTGAATCTTGGTCTATATTAAAGACCTTATTTTCAAGAGGGCCATAGGTTGAATGTGTTTCAGATGTAAGTTGTCTGCCAGGCAAAACGGCAGTCTCCACTCTCCATCCTTCTAACTTTAGTCCCAATTTGGGACAGTGTATGTTCACACTAAACTGATTTGATCTTGCACCAACATCAAAGTTAGCTTTAAATTTATCTATTTGTGCCATTAGAATCTTGCCCTACTTTCTGCATATACGGTATTTGCATTTATGTTAAATTGTTGTGTTGGTAGCATTGCAACTATCTCCCAATACTGAGGGGGGACTTCTGTGATTCTACTGTCAATGTGATTATAGAGATATTGTTTGACACAAGGTTTTGCATACTTCAATGTTGATGTTGCCATTAACAATTCATATGTCATTCTTAATCTTGTGTCTTTATTCATATCCTCATTGTTGAGAAACTCAAAAAGACCATCCATCAGTCTTACACGATAACGAGGTGCAAGATAGTGTAGATTGATACCTAACATTCCTGTTCCATATCTTCGTATAGGGAACATGAGTGGGAATCTATCCCAATAGGGAAGTGTCTCTTGATGTTTTGCATCATACATAAACATATACATCTTTCCCAACTCCATACGAGATACAAAGTTATCAGTCTGTCTCTGAAGTGAATCAGGAGTGACTTTTATATCTCTAAGCTGAGAACGAAACCAATCTAGAGATTCTATTGACCTCTTTCTTATACTTGATGGTAGTTCGTTGTCTAACTTTTCAAGAAGTTTTCCCATCTAACTATTTATGCATTTATAGTAGATGGTCTTCAGTTAAAATTCGAAAACCCATACGTCTGTCCTTGCAAAATTCTTCTGCAGCTTTCCATTTTGCTTGGTTGATCATATAGGTTGCACACTCTTGTAGGTATTTTCTTGTTTGTCGTTTAGGTTGCTTGGGGGGACTGCACTGTTTTTTAGGTTTGACTTCTATCAGTTCACGAATGTTATGACCTTGTCTGTTTACATACTTAATATAGAAGTCAGGAAAGTATCGATGCACTTTTTGATCAAGTGGAGACTTATAAGGGATGATAACTTCTTCACTTCCCCATTCTATAATCGCAGGGTTGTTATCACAATAGACCATAAATCTCCTTTCCCATAGTGAACGGTAGAAGATTTTAGTGGGGTCGCCCTTATACTTTTTATAGTTCTTGGGTTTGAACTTACCTTTATAAGACATAAATAACAGTAAACACTTTGGATTATTTATAAGGTTTCTAATATGCCCAATATAACAAAATTGCTAAACAAAGTCAATCAGGCAAAATCAGCAGTGAATTCCGTTAAGGGAATTGCATCTAAATTATCGAACATCAACTACGCTAGTGTTGCAAACTCAGATGAACTACTACAACAAGCTGAACAAGCAAAGGACTTATTAAATAGTAGAAGGGAATCCTTAGAGAAAGCTTTGGATGCATCGAATGTTGCAAAACATAAAGCAAAAAAAGTCCCCTGCACAAACTTCATTGAACTTATGTATCCTATTCATGATGAGTTGGAGAATTCAATTATCTTTACAAGTAGACCTAGAAAAAATCGTGCAACAGGTTCAGATGATACTGCAAGAAAAAGTCTACTATCATCTGACGAGCAAGTAGAGATTCAACTCTATGTTCCTGATGAAATTAACTCAACATCTAATGTTTCATATGAAGCTCAGGGTGTAGGTGCAGGTGCAAGAGCAGCTGCAGAAGCAGTTAATAGAATAGGGGGTGCTCAGGGGTTCATGGGAACGATTGATGCAATAGGTGACAGTGTCATGGCAGGTGTAACAGCTGCAATGACGGGTCTACAGAATATGATGAACAATGCAACAGGTAATGTGATGTTCTTCATGCAAGGTAAGGCACAGAACCCTATGCAAGAACAAATGTTAAAGGGTGTAGACTTTAGAACATTTACATTTAACTATATTTTTTACCCTAAGTCACAACAAGAAGCACAGATGATTAACGACATCATCTATTATTTTAGAACTGCAATGTTACCTGACACTTACCCTGCAATGGGTGGTGGTGGAGATGACCCATCAGATATCGAAGGGTTTTTCAACATGCCGAATGTTTGGGATATTCAATTCGGTGGGCCAATTGCAGATAAGGTAGATGGTTTCCTTCCATGTGTATTAACTAAGTGTGATGTAAACCACACAGGTGGTCTTAAGTTCTCTACTTACTATGACGGTCAACCAATCAAAACTTCTATATCATTAGACTTTGCAGAGATTAAAATTCTTACTCAAGAGTCTTATCAAGAGATTACTGCAAATCCAAAAGGTGCAGAATCAGGTCTCAAGTCTATGGACAGTCTTTTAGATAGACAAACTAGTGATTCTGCATTTGCAGCTAATCAGGATGCAGCTGGTGGTGCAATTGAACAAGCACAAAATCAAGGTGGGGGTAATGGATAATGGCTAATCAATTATTCCAAAATTTTCCGAAACTACAATACAAACTTTCAGATGGAAAGATTGTAACTATTCGAGATTTCTTTCGTAAGGCTGCAGTAGAAAATATTTCAATTCCTAGTTTAACAAACTACACCTACTATGAAATTTTAGAAGGTGAAAGACCTGATATAGTAGCTGCAAAGTTATATGGAGACAGTGATCTACATTGGACTTTATTTTTGGTTAATGAATATACTAACTACTACGATTGGTATCTAGATCAAGAGAGTTTTGAACACTACATAAATGACAAATACCCTGGCCAAGCATTAATTGCATCCAACTATTCAGACATTATAGATTCATCTAAAAAGTTTTTACTAGGTGAAAGAATTACAACTTCTTCAGGAAAAGAAGGAAGAATTATAAAAATAGAACCCCTACATAAAAGAATTGCCACAGAGGCAGACAGTTTCGTAAACGGAGAGGTGATCACTGGTGCAATCAGTGGAAAGTCTTTTACTATTCAAAATGCAATTTGGGAAAGAGACTCAGTGAGTCACTATGTAAATGCAGATGGTCTAAAACGAAATCATGCAGGAGACGGATGGACTCCAGTCTCTATATTCGATCATGAATACGAACACAACGAAGAGAAAAGAAAAATTAAAGTTATTAGACCTGAGTTCATTAAGAGAGTAGTATCAGAGTTTGAAAAAGTAATGAGAAACTAATGATAGGTGAAAATCAAATACAGGGTCAATTTACAATTGAATCCCTTGCACTGATAAATCAATACGGTGAGTCAGTAGACATTAGAGGTCTAGTGGATGAGTTCAACTTGTTTAGTAGTATCTATAATAAATTTATCACAGGAACACTTTCTGTAATAGATGGTATCTCACTTTTGAAAAACTATCGTTTTTCAGGACAAGAGTTTGTTAGGATTTCAATCAAACAGATGGAAGGAATGGGTGAAGAAGCATCTAAAGAATACACAATCGATAAAACCTTTAGAGTATACAAAGTAGATAATGTATTACGACCATCAGAAAAAGTAGAAGCTTTCTTAATGCACTTATGTGAACCAAGAACCTATCACTGTAGAAGAACGAGACTCAGTAGAGTATTAAGAGGTTCCTTCGATGATATGTTAGAGAATGTATTAGTTAATGAAGCAAAGATTCCTATAGAAGAGTTTGATCACTGGGAAGAAACAATACCCGACAACTTTCAATTTATTTGTCCAAACTGGACAGCCTCTCAAGTTATTGACTATTGTGTGGTCAATGGAGATACAGGAGTGGGTGCAGACTGGAGAAACAGTATGTTCTTCTTTCAGACATTAAATGGTGGGTTTAGATATCAGAGTATTGGGGATATGTTCACAAAGGAATTTCCTCTACCGTTTTCTTTCCGACCTAGAAATTCTGACCCAAATACTGGAGAGGTAGACCTCAATGCAAAGGGGGGGTTGAATACACAGATACTTGCATTTAACAAACCACAAATATTTGATACACTAGGTGCAACAATGGGTGGTGCATATGCATCCATGATGAAGACTTATGACCCTGTCAGAAAAATTGAAGAAGATATTGTTTTTGATTTAAAAGAAACCTTTGAGAGAGGTAAACATCTTTCGGGTTATCCAATGATACATATGGAAGACGATTACGAATATGTCTTTACATCTGAGAACCAAGTAGATAAAACTCAGTCTCCTCAAATCAGTGAATTGGATGTAGACCTACCACCTAACAAACATTTCAATAGTTTGATTGAATACGAGTATCAAATGAATCATTCTTTTGATGATAGCAATGATATCACAACCAACGATATTTTTAAAGGTGCTGATAACAAAGATAATTCAAAGTTAGAAAGAAGAGCTCTCTTAGAAACTCTTCAACAACAAGTCATTACAGTGACTATTCCTTTGAGAACAGACTTGTCAGTTGGAACTGTAGTGATTTTAAAACTACCCTCAAACGAACCTACGTCTGAACAAGATGTATCGGACAAACTAAATGATGGTAGATACTTGATCACTGATATAAATGTTGCAGGTAACCCAGCTAAAGGAGTGGGGGTCATACACATGGAGTGTGTAAAAGAAAGTTACATGGATAAACTAGTAAATGTCAAACCATTGACTTCAACTGCAAACCCTGAGGAAATATAATGAAAACATTTTACGGTATAGTAGAAGATAGAAATGACCCTCTTAAAATAGGAAGAGTTCGTGTTCGTGTGCATGGTATTCATACAGACGACAAACAAATGATCTCAACTCCTGATCTCCCATGGTGTCAAGTTCTTCTTCCTACGACCAGTGCAGGACTCTCAGGTATTGGAACACAACACGGACTCGTTGAAGGGTCAACAGTGTTTGGTGTCTTTAGAGATAAAGATATGCAAGACCCAATTGTATTTGGTGTTGCAGCTGGTATTCCTCAGGCAGGATATAAAGAAACAATCACAGATGAGTTATTAAGTCGTGGTGTTGAGAAAGGATTCAATGACCCTAGACGATTAACAGTAGATGCATATGCAGAAACACCCGATGGGCCCAATCCTCAACATGCACCGAACAGACCACATGGTCTTACACTTGCAATGGACACTGCACCTAAGTCACCTGAATCATTAGAGATTAAATATGATTCAACTGGGTCAACCATCAAAGAACAAGAAGTTACAGAAGATAAACTTCCGTGGTATCCACTATATGTCGATGCTTCAGATTTGTCAAGTCTTGCACGAGGAGAAAAACTCAATCATGTGATTCAGGTAACGGAAGAAGAGAGACCTGAAGAACAAAAACTACTAGATGACTTTGTAGATGTTCAGGCAGAACCCGTATATCCTTTTAACAAAGTTATTCAATCAGAGTCAGGACATGTCTTTGAGATGGATGACACAGTCGGAAAAGAACGACTAAACATTCATCACAGATCAGGAACCTTCCATGAGATACATCCCGATGGTTCTGAAGTAACAAGAGTTGTAAACAATAACTACACTGCAATTTTAAAAGATGACAAGTTGTATGTAGCTGGTAATGTTGATCTACAAGTTGGTTACGGTAATGTGACCATCAATGTTAGCACTGGGAATGTGGTGACTAATGTTGCAAAGGGTAATGTAGACATGACAGTTTCAGAAGGTAATGTAACTTCAACCATAACTAAAGGAAACTTTACAGGAACGATTGGTGGGACAACCGATGTAACCTCAGAAGGTAAGATTACAATCACTGGTAATAACACTACAGAGATTATTTCTGACACTACGGTGACAGGAACACTTCATGTGACTGGAGCTCAAACTAATGACTCTACCATCCATGCAAAAGGTGATATCTCTACAGATGCAGGTAACGGCCCAACACTTGCAACACATAAACACAAGTATAAGGTTCCTGTCCATGTTGCAAGTAATTCAGATACAGATAAACCTAGTTAGGATGTATAAATAGTATAATGGTTGATATAGTTAGCAAGGCAAAAACAGTAGCAAATAACGAGTTATATTCAGATATAGATTTGTTATTCTCTGCACACCCTATAACTGGGGATGTTTCTAGAAGACTAGATTCAGATGCAATTAAGAGATCAATCAAGAACATAGTGTTAACCAACTACTACGAAAGACCATTCAAACCAAGTTTAGGTGGTGGTCTACGAAACATGTTGTTTGAGTTAGACACCGACAGAAGACTACAGCGTGTTCAGAACAATCTCAAAAAGACTATTGAGAATTTTGAACCTAGAGTTAAAAATGTCTTCATCACTTTAAATAAACTTGACAATAACGAACTGAGTGTAACTGTGAACTACTCTATAAAATCAGGACAACCATCACAACAGACACAGTTTAACATAAGAAGGACACGATAATGGCAACAACTAAAAGTTCACAGATTAATGTTACCGATTTAGATTTTGAAGCAATAGGTAATAACCTTAAGAACTATCTTAAAGGACAAGATCGTTTAAAGGATTACAACTTTGAGGGGTCTACTCTTTCTGTTATTATTGATCTTCTTTCCTATGCATCACACATTAGTGCAGTAAACACTAACATTGCAGCTTCAGAGTTATTCTTAGACTCTGCACAAATTAGAAAGAATGTAGTGTCTCGTGCAAAGGACTTAGGATTTGTTCCTGCATCTGAGAAAGCATCAAAGGCTATCGTTGAGATGAGTCTTAGAAATGTTAGAAATGCAAACGGAACATATCCTACACTTAATGATATGACTCTTTTAAGAGGTTCAAGGTTTCAAACAGTATTTGATGGTTCAACCTATGAGTTCGTAGTTTCTTCTTCAATCAAACCAACACAGAACAGTTCAACTTATAACTATGTGGACATCCCACTTGTTCAGGGAACTTATGTAACAGATGTATTCGTATATGACAGACAGGTAAAAAATTCTAAGTTTGTGCTATCAAACGAGAGAGTAGATAGAGCATATATCGATGTATCTGTGAACTCAGGTGGTGTATCAACATCTTATACTCTATCCACAGATGTATCTACAATTAACACAACTAGCACAGTCTACTATACACAAGAAAACGAAGAAGGACACACTGAAGTATATTTTGGTGACGGTGTGTTGGGTAAGGAACTTTTAGACGGTGACATTATCACTGTTACTTATATTGTTGTTTCAAGTGAACATGCTGAAGGTGCAAAAGTATTTCAACAGTTGACATCTATCAATGGATTCAGTGATTCAATTATTACATGTATTCAACCAGCTCAAGGTGGTGCAGAAAAAGAATCAATAGAGTCTATTAAGTTTAAAGCAAATAAATTCTATACTTCACAAAACAGACTTGTGACACTTAATGACTATAAAGCAAAAGTAAGTGAATACTATCCAAATGCAGATGCAGTTGCAGTATGGGGTGGTGAGGACAACAATCCACCTGAGTATGGTAAGGTGTTCCTTGCAATCAAACCAACAAACAGTGACTACTTAACAACAGAAGAAAAAAGAGTAATCAGAACTAAATTAAATCAGTTAAACATGTTAACTGTTAGACCTGTTATTGTAGACCCTGCAATTGTTAAGATTATCATTTCAACAACATTTAAATATAATCCCTCTTTCACACAGTTATCAAAAGGTGAATTGGAAACACTAGTGTCTAATGCAATTATAAACTATGATGATGAGAATCTAAATAACTTCGATTCTATCTTCAGACATTCAAAACTAGTGTTTGCAATCGATCAAGCAGAGACATCCATTCTTTCTAACATTACAAATATTCGTTTAAGAAAAAGAGAGAAAGTCACACTAAATCAAAGTCTAGGTTTTTATGCAGACTTTGCTAATGGATTCTACCATCCCAATAATAACTATAATAAGTCAGGTGGTGGTATACTCTCAACCACAGGATTTTATGTTCAAGGAGATTCCGTTAGAGTTCAATACTTTGACGATGACGGAGCTGGTAACTTGAGAAGATATTATCTCTCAGGTGCAACAAGAATTTACCAAGATAATCAAGCTGGTTCAGTTGATTATTCAAACGGAAAAATAACAATTGGAGCGGTCACAATTACTAATACAGTAAACACTGATCGTTCTATTGATTTCACTGTTATACCTAACAGTTATGATGTAGTGGCAACTAGAGGTAATCTAATTGATATATCTGCGTCAGACATTTCGGTAAAAGGTGAAGTAGACACCATCGCAAGTGGTGAATCGAGTGCAGGTGTTGGATATCGTTCAACATCAAGCTCAGACTATTAATCGTAATGAAAGAAGTGATCAGGAGTCCCCTGAGTAGTTTCCCATTAACTTGGATTTAATAAGGAGAAAACCAAAATGGCAGATAAGAAAATAAGTGCATTAACACAAGTTGCAGATTCAGACATCGGTGCCGATGATCTTTTGCATATTGTAGATAACCCTGGCGGCACACCAGTAAATAAAAAGATGACCATCGGTCAGCTTTTTGAAAATATCCCAACTCACCTTGCAGTTGACGATATTAATACTTTAACCTCAACAGCATCTAACCTTGCATCAACCTTTGCAACAGCAATCGATGGTTCTGCATGGTCAGCTAACGTTGCATTCACATTGGATGATGGAACAGATACAGGACAGATCAAAGTGATCTATGCCTCAACTGAACCAGCTTCAACCTATCAGGCTGCAATCACAGTAAGTTCATGGGGTTATTCAACTGACACATCAGAGCAGATCATTCTTGATACAAGAGGTGAAGCTGTGATTTTAATTTGGGATGGTTCAAACTGGTTCCCAATTTCAAATGTTGGAGCAACATTAAGTTAAGGTAACTTTTAGATGGCACATCAAGAGTATGTTATAGATAAGATAAGTCATAGACTTCCATCTCTGCTTCCTGAGCATTTGAGAGAAGAGTCTCCTGCACTTGAACAATTCTTAAGAGCATACTTTGAATTCTTAGAATCTGAAATTATTGTTTTAGAGTCTCAGAGCGATCTAGATGGAGTTGCGTTGGAAGACGGTCAAGGTTCTCTTTTATTAGAGACTGCGACCGTCGCACCTTCTCCTGATCAGGATACTTCTAGAGTAGTCAACGAAAGAAGTGCAACAAATACAAATTCAGATGCAGACCCATTTGTCGTAGGTGAATACATCTATGGTAAGTCAAATGGTGCTGTTTCTCGCATTGATGTAATCAATGGAAATACACTACACATTAGAACCGTTTCAGGAAACGGATACTCTCCAAAAGAAGTTGTAGAGGGTAGAGATGGTGGTCAAACTGCAATTGTTAAGTCTTACAAAGAAAACACAATTATTGCAAACAATAAACTGTTAGACTATTCAGATATTGATCATACCACAGAAGACTTCTTAGACTATTTTCAAAAGGACTTTGTTCCTTCACTAGATTTAAAAAATGTTGTCAATAAACGATTGACAATAAAAAACATTAAAGACTTATACAAGAAAAAGGGAACACAAGAATCAGTTAAGTTCCTAATGCGTCTACTATTCGGTCAAGATGCAGAAATAAGATATCCCGATAACGAAACCATGTATCTCTCTGATTCAAATTATAATCAGAGAAGAAGTCTTGCAGTTAGAATGACCTCAGGTATTCCAAATGCTACAGACCAAATTATAGAATACTATGATGACGTTAATAGAAAGGTTGTTACAGCTGAAGCTAATGTAGAGAATGTCTACACAATCAATACCAACAATGGGTTATATTATTGTGATATTACACAAAACCATTATGGTGATTTCACCATTGGTAAGGTTGTATCTTTTAAAGATAGAGACCAAAAAACAGAATACTTTGGAACAATATTAGGAATTGTCTCAGATTTTGATAGAGGAACAGACTCTTCTTCTATTTTCATTTCACACGATGATGACGGTATTATTCTCTTAGAGACAGGAGATGCAGTTACACTTGAATATAGTAGAAGTGGTTCTATGTATTCAATCAATGACAAACTAAACTTTAAAGGTGCAGTTAACAATACTCTAGATGCAGATGAATCTAAAACAGTCATTAGTGCATTATTATCAGGAACCGTAGATAAAATCTATATTGAAGATGGTGGTCTAAACTACGAAGGTGGTGAGATGATCGTCTTTGAAGAAGACGGAACGGAAGGTAATGGTGCAGAAGGTGTAATTGGTTCAACTGGTGATGAGATTGTATTAGAGAATGCAACCTACTGGGGACAATTTGAAATTCATGCAGAGACAAATGGTCAAACACTATTCGGTGGGCCTGGTGTCAAAGATGTTAATGGTAGATACATTGTCTTCAACGATAATCAGATTGATGTATATGTTGATGGTATTCTTCAATCTAAATCTGCATACACATCACAAAATGATCGAGTCACCTTTGTAACAGGATTAAATGCAGGTCAGATAGTTGAGATATACACACAGTATAATAGATTATTAAATGAAGATGGTAGTATCATTAACTATGATGGTTATGATGATGGAACTGGAACTATTGTATCAAACGATGGTAGAATCAGAAGTCTTCAGATTAATGACGGTGGTGTAGGATTTACTAAACCACCAAAAGTATATCCAGGCGGATATATTTATTTTGAGGATATAACAGGTTTTGTAAAAGGTGAACAAGTAGTTGGAACTACAAGTGGTGCAACTGCAACTATTATTAAACTACAACCAAAAGAAAAAAGAATTCTAGTCAAACGAGAATCAACTGATACAGGTGTTTTTCAAAACATTGAAGAGATCGTTGGACAAACATCAACTACTGCAAAATTAAATAAAAAACAAACCGTTGCAACTGGAACGGGTGCAAAACTATTTGTTTGGTCAGATAGTATTGGTGGTGTGGGAACGATTAATGTTCAAAGTCAAGGATACGACTTTGACAGGGATGCACAATTATCAGAAACATCCTTCTTTAATATGTTGATCACCACTCCAACTGCAAACTTGACAAGAGACCTAACCATCACTGGAGATATTTCAGGAACCACAGGTAAGGTTGTGAATTATGATTCAAATACTCATGTTCTCACCTACACAGCATTAGACGGATACTTCTTAGACAACGAGACAGTAAGTTTTAACAATACTGATGAGTTCACTATTCTTCGTTCCAATCCATTCTTTGGTAGAGGTATTCAAGCAGGTGAAGGTATTATCCAAAAACAATTATTGGGTGACAGAGGAACACTGGATGCAGATGCAGTAAACCTACAAGATGGTTTATACTACCAAACACACTCTTATGTAATTAGAGTTGGTGAGTCAATTAACAAATATAGAAGTATTGTTAAAGATTTAATTCACCCAGCTGGTCACATATTCTTTGGTGAGGTTGCAATTAAGAATGTGATTGATGATGCACAAGTTGATTCAACATTCCGTCCTACTATCATTATCAAACTTCATCCGACTTGGAGATACGAACTCGAAGATGCAAGTAGAACTTTATATACATCCGTTGCAGAGAGAGACGATGAGTCTCATATAATCTTTGAACAGGGTGGTTACCCTCTCTTAGAAGACGGCCCTGACATGAAGGCAGTTACCGTTCACGAACATCTTCTTATACTACAGTTGGATGATGGTGGTATTGGACATGACTTAAAGTCTATTCTAAGAGCTGCAGGGGTTCCCGTTGCAGAAACAGACCCTAGAACAGGTCTTGCAATAACTAATACAGTATACGACACTACAAACGTTACTAACCCCGCAGGTGCAGTAAGTGGAAGAAGCACTGAAGTCGGCGACTCTTCAATGAGAAACAGACACTTAAACATTAATATTATTAATTCATTTGCACACACTTATACACAAGGTTCACCTCGTTTAGATGGTGCAACATCTGTGTTAAACTTAGTTAGAGCAGATAATAACTACCTTGCATTAGGAACAGACAATGCAGATAACATCTCATGGCCCTACACATTAAGACCAGCTGATCAAGGTAAGGTGTATCAAATTTCTGATGCATTTACAGAAGAACATTTAGTTCATGAGGATGGTAGTCACATTGTGTTGGAAGAAGAAGTATGTCTCTTAAGACTTGAACCTTCTGCATGGGCAGTCCATAAAGGTGACTATGGAGACAATATTTTAAGTGAGGATGGGGAAACACTTCTTAGATTAGAAGACCTTACAGTCGATGAGGAAACTAATTTCTTTGTAACAGAAAGATCAATAGAATTAACCGACAAACATGTTTATTTTGAAGATGGAACAACCATCATTACTGAAGATGGAAACTATATTATTAATGAAGAAAGTGGTGCAAATCATTCAACATCGTTTATTCCATTTGGTTCATCTGTAAGAACGATAAATACAATCAGTAGACAGAATACTTTTGATATTGCATACTACTTAAAAGATGAAACCGATGGTGATGATATCCTACTTGAAGATGGTTATGGTAACCTACTCAGTGAAGCATCCAAATCTGAAGGTTTAAGAATAAATCAGTTAGATGAATTCTATCCAAAATTCTTTGTTGCAGAATACGAACATCATGCAAGAAGAAGAACAAATTTAACATTTAGTGCTTATGTAAAGTCTGCATAAGTGTATAAATAGTATATAAATAATTAAAATATCTGAGGAGATATAACAATGGCAGCAATAATTACGGAAAAGTTTAGAGTTCATAACGCTAAACAATTTAAGGAAGACTTTGGTGAATCAGCTTCATCAACCTATGTCTTCATTGGTAGACCACAAGCATGGACTGATGAAAACTCACCCCCTACACCTGCAAATGGTATTGGAGAGGAAGTAGATTCATGGTCAGATATGATCGCACTCAAAAAGATTGGTTCAGCTGATGTATCACACGGTTTAACAAGATATGACTGGACAAGTGGAACAACCTACGATGAGTATGCACATGACTATAGTGCAACCAACACTTCAGTAGCTACTAGTGCTAGTAACCTATACGATTCAAGATTCTATGTAATCACAGATGAGTATCATGTATACAAGTGTATCAGAACAGGAAGAGATTCAAGTGGTTCTGTCGTAGCTTCAGATGTCAAACCAACTGGAACAAGTGCAACTTCTATTTTAGAAACCTCAGACTCTTTAGCTGCCGCAGGTCGTGGTTACAAATGGAAATACATGTATACAATTGGTGCCTCAGATACAATTAAATTCGTAACCAGTGACTTCATGCCTGTTAAAACACTTGGTGCTCAAACAGAAGTTGATGGAACAGGTTCAGGTGGTTCATTAGGTTCAGCTGCAACCGATGATGGTTCTGCACAATGGGATGTAGAGAACAGTGCAATCGATGGTGGAATCTTCCACGTAGTTGTAACAAATGGTGGTTCAGGATATACAGACGGAACTTATACTAGTGTTGCAATTAATGGTGACGGTTCAGGTGCTACATGTTCAGTTGTTGTTTCATCAGGTGCAATTTCATATGTTACTGTCCCAGCTGGACAGGAAGGAACTGGATACAGACGTGCATCTATAGATATAGATAATATTGCAGGTATTGGTTCAGGTTCAAATGGAACTGTTAAACCAATTATCTCACCTGAAATTGGACATGGTGCAGACCCCGTTCAAGAACTTGGTGGTAACTATGTAATCGTAAACTCAAGACTTGAGTTTGCAGAAGGTTCAGGTGACTTCCCAACAGATAATGACTTTAGAAGAATCGGTCTTATTCAAGACCCATTTACAGTTGGAACAACAACAGTTGCTACTGCATCTACACTTGCAGCTTACAACAAAATGACACTTTCTACAGTGTCAGGTTTATCAGTTGATGACATTATTATGAATGCATCCTCAAACGGAGCAGGAGTTGCAGTTGGAAGAATAATTTCAATCTCCTCTAATGATGTATCATACATTCCTATTGCAAACAGTGGTGGTGGATATGTAAATTTTGCCAACTCTGATACAATATATAAGAATGGTTCATCAATAGGAACAGTATCTAATGTTAACAGTTCATTCCCTGAAGTTGCAAGATTCTCAGGTCAAGTAATGTATGTTGAAAATAGAGGTGCAGTTTCAAGAGCAGCAGACCAAATCGAAGATATTAAACTTATCATCGAAATGTAGTAGTTTGACCTCTAGAGAGGTCAAATAAATAACTTAAAGAGATAGGACATGGCAGAAAAAACCGATTTAAATATATCACCATATTATGACGACTACAATGAAGATAAGAATTTTCACAAGGTTCTTTTCCGTGCAAGTCGTCCACTACAAGCTAGAGAGTTAACTCAGTCTCAATCTATACTTCAAAATCAGGTTGAGAAGTTTGGTGATCACTTCTTTAAAGAAGGTGCAATCGTTCAAGGTGCTCAAACAGATATTGACATGGAAGCATACTATGTCAAGGTATCTTCTGCTAATCCAAATGCAAGTGGTGATGCAAATGTTGAAACATACAGAACTGCAACCCACGAAAAATATCTTCAAGGTAAAACCTCAGGTGTTATTGCAAAGTGTGTTTACTCTGCAGCTGAATCAGAAAGTGATTCACTCACTTTATTTGTTAAATACATTTCACAAGGAACCAACGATGCACACTCATTTGCTTTCCTAGCAAACGAAGAACTTCAAGTAGTCACACTTGATGAAAATGGTGCAGCCTCAGATGTTGGTTCAAACTACAACGACTTTACAGTTTTAAGTGCAGACAAACTTCCAATCGGAAGGGGGTCTCTTGCAAAGATTACTGAAGGGGTCATTTATGTCAGAGGTTTCTTTGTAAAGGTTGCAGAACAGACAATTATTTTAGAAAAATATTCAGGTAAACCATCCTATAGAGTTGGTTTAAGTATAGTTGAGTCTTTGATCAGTTCAGCAGAAGATAACACACTTTTAGATAATGCAACAGGAACAAATAACGAAAACGCTGCTGGTGCTGACCGTTTAAAGATTACACTTACATTATCTAAATTTGCAATCGATTCAACAGATGATATTAACTTTGTTGAACTTGCAAGAGTTAATCAAGGTCTTATTGAATCCCTAATCAATACTACAAGATATGGTGACGGTATTACCTCAACACTTGCACGAAGAACATACGATGCAAACGGTGACTTTGTTGTTAATCAATTTACTCACTCACTTAGAGAGCACTTAGACGATACCACAAACAGAGGATTCTATCCAAAGAGATATGGTGGTAAAGAAGATAAATTCGTCCTACAGATTTCGCCAGGTAAGGCATATGTTCGTGGTTATGAAATTGATAAAATTGGAACAACCAATCTACCTTTCTCTAAAGCACGAACAACAAAAAGTATCGAAGATGCAAACACTCCTATTCGTTTAGGTAATCATCTTAGAGTATACAATGCACACTCACTTCCTGAGTTTGGTAACGAATCAGGTTCAGACACTATTGACCCATTCAACACATGTAAGTTATGGCCTAGTGTTGTTTCAAGTGCAGGAACAGAAAACTCAGAAGACTATATTGGTTTTGCAAGAGTTAGAGACATTACATTAAGAGAAGGAACAGATTCCTCTAATGTCTATACCAATGCAAGTATTTGGGAACTCTCAATGTTTGACATTAAGATGTTCACAAAAATTTCAGGAACCCAAACAGGAACATTCACAGCTGGTGACAGAGTCCTTGGTTCCTCTTCAGGTGCATCAGGTATTGTTGCATACACTTCATCAGGACAACTATATGTTCACGATGTAATCGGAACATTTACAACTTCAGATTCTATTTCATCTGAGGGTTCAACTACAGGGTCGATTTCAACAGTAACAGCTGTTAGAAACTACAACATTGATAGAGTAAGATCAATCACACAGGTTCCTGAAAACACTTCTAGAGAAGTGTTCACTGCTGATGTCCAATTAGATTCAGACAAGACTCTAACAGGAACCGTTATCTTTGCAAGTGGAAATTCCACTGTCACAGGTTTTGGAACAAGGTATGCTTCTGAACTCAAAGAAGGTGATTTAGTTTACAACCCTGGCGCATCCGAACTTCTAATCGTAAGTTCAATAACAAGTGACACTTCCTTCACTGCAACATCAAATGCAGGTGGGACATACCAAGGTAGTGCAACAAGAAGAAGAGCTCAACTGCACAATCAAGATCAGACAGTTAACATCTTCTCATGGCCAAGAAACTGGGTTGCATCACACACACCCGAATCAGTAAATATTAAAAAACAGGAAGTTGTCACAATTTCTTCAGGTTCGTTTACTATCGATACAGATTCAAACGGAACTTTCTTACAGAGAAATACTGATAACTTCTCTATTGCAGTAGTTGAACAAGCATCAGGTTCACCAACAATTAACAATGGTGATATTCTAAACATTGAAGATTATACACTAAGTGTAACAACTTCAGGTTCAGGACAACAGTTAACAGTATCAGGATTTAACACAGCAGACAACGGTGCAAGGTTGAAGGTAACCTTCTCTGCATCATATGTCAATCCAGTAAACAGAGATAAAACACTACGACAAGCAAGATGTTTGAAAGTAGGTAGTCCAAGAAGTGCTGGTGGTTTCTACGGAACTGCATACAATGATAAAGATATTTCATTGGGTGTCACAGATGTATTTAAAGTTCGTGGTGTTTACGAAGGTGTAGATGGAACCCCTCTACCACCGAATGCAGCATTTAGTATTTCAAGTGGAACACCAGTTGCATATGAAAAGATTATCGGACAAACATCAGATGCACACGCTGTAATCATTACATACAACGGTAGTGGTGCAACATCATACTACTACTATACAAACAACAATAGATTCCAAGATGGTGAAACTGTTATTGGTCAAACATCAAATGCAATTTTTACTATCGGTTCAATCTCAGCTGGTTCACCAAATATTACAAAGAGATTCTTCTTTGACGATGGACAGAGAGATGGTTTCTATGACCTTTCAAAACTTACAAGAAAGGCAGGAGAACCTGCACCAAACAATCCTATACTAGTAGTATTTGACTACTTCACTGCATCAGGTGGTGGTGACTTCTACGATGTTAACTCTTATTCATCAATTGATTATAAAGACATCCCTGTCTACTCTCCAAGTAGAGTTGACTTAGGTGGTTTAGAACCCGATGGAACTTATGAGTTATCAGATGCAGTAGACTTCAGACCATCTGTTGGACAGATCATAGGAAGTTCTACATTTGCAACTGTAAATGCAGACCCAACATCTCCAATTGATTTATCTAATTCAACCAGTGGTGCTGTTTATGCACCGATGGGTTATGACACTGGTAGATCATATAAGAGTAGTAGAACAGGTATCACATCATCAAATGCAAGTGTTGTAGACACACCTGTCAATGAAACATCCGTAGTAGGTGACCTAAGTTTCTATGTGGGAAGAATTGATAAAGTGTTCCTACACAGAAGTGGAGAGTTTAGACTTTCACAAGGTATTCCAGCTCTTTCACCGACAAAACCTAAATCTCTAGATGAATCTATCGAGATGTTTGAGGTGTCAATTCCACCTTACACTTTAAATCTATCAGAGATAAAGGTAAGATCGTTTGAACACAGACGATACACAATGTCAGACATTGGTAAGATCAACAACCGTGTAACTAACCTTGAAAGAATTACATCTCTTTCTTTATTGGAAAAAGATACACAAACTAAACAGATTTTAGACACAGATGGATTTGATAGATTCAAATCAGGTTTCTTAGTAGACAACTTTAGAGGTCACAGAGTTGGTGACACTCAACACCCCGACTATTCAATTTCAATTGATAACAAATTGGGTGCAATGAGACCTAAGAATTATACACAGTTTTTTGATATTGAATTAAACACAGGTGCTTCAGGAAGTTATCAGAAGACTGGTGACTTGATTACACTACCTTATACTGAAAAGAGTTTAATCAATAACAATAAAGCTTCAAGACAAATAAATGTTAATCCATATAATGTATTTGCATTTATCGGTAATATCAAACTAACTCCTGCAACAGATATTTGGCAGGATACCGAGCAACTACCTGAAGTAAGAGTGAACAGAGAAGGAAACTTTGATGCACTTTCAGGTTTAAATGGTATTGGAACAGTTTGGAATAACTGGCAGACAACATGGGTTGGTGAACCTAGAACAGTTTCTAGTCAAGTCACTGCAACCTCTAACGGTCAGTGGTCAGGTGACCCTGCACAAGGTGGTGAATGGCAAGCTGGATTCCAGTTGACAAGAGAGATCACCGAAACACCCGAAACACAAACTAGAACAGGTGTAACAACAAGTGTTGTAGAAGACTTTGTAGAAACAAGAAACGATAGAATCGTGTCAGTATCAGTTGTTCCTTTCATTCGTGCAAGAACAATTGAAATTGATGCAACCAACTTAAAACCTAATACTAATCACTTTATATTCTTTGATGGTATAAGAGTTGATCAATATGTAAGACCATTTAGTTCTACCTTCTCACAAGACGGTGGAACTGGTGCATCTTCAGGTGTAAAAACAAATGGTAACGGTAGACTTCGTGCATACTTTGATATTCCAAGTAATTCTGCACAGAGGTTCCCAACTGGTCAAAGAGATTTAAGAATTACATCAAGTTTCTATAACTTGACTAACCCTGCATCTAGTGGAAACACTCAGTATCAAGCACAGGGTCTTCTTCAATCTTCACAAACAGAAATTATCTCAACTAGAAATGGTAAGATTGTAACAGAAACAACATCACAGGCACGAGACTTCTCAAGTAGAGGAGAAATTCTAAACTCAACTGCAATTGATACATCTGCAACTCCTTACCCATCTCCACCTGAGATTCCACCAGCTGCACAGATTCCAGTTGATACTACACCTGTGCCTGTTCCGTCTACTCCAACACCTGAACCAGCACCTGTAACCTCACCAGTTACAGCTCCTGAACCAGTGCCAAGTCCGACTATACCTACGGTAAACATTCCAACAGTAGAAGACTTTTTTGAAGTGCCATGGTTTGAAAGAGATTTTGATAGAATTCCAATATGGAGACGAGAATTTCAACAAGATGTAGACCCACTTGCACAATCATTCTTGGTTGATGCATCAGGTGGTATATTCTTAACTTCAGTGGATGTATACTTTGCAACTAAAGATGAATCACTTCCAGTAAGAGTAGAAATTAGAAATATGGTTAATGGATATCCAGGCCAAATTATTCTACCTTTCTCAGATGTGGTTAAAAATCCTTCAGAGGTTAATACTTCAGTTGATGGTTCTGTTGCAACTACATTTACATTTGACTCACCTGTCTACTTAGAACAAGGTAGAGAATTTTGTTTCGTAGTATTATCAAACTCTAACAAGTATGAAGCATTCATTTCTAGAATGGGTGAACCTGATCTTATCACTGGTCAAACAATTGCAGAACAACCTGCAACTGGTTCACTATTCTTATCTCAGAATGCATCTACATGGACAGCAGAACAGACAGATGATCTTAAATTTAATTTAAAACATGCAAAATTTGATGTATCAAAATATGCAGATTTAAGATTTGATAACGCTGCACTACCTATTGCAAATCTTCAGGATAATCCTGTTGAAGCATTTAGTGGTCAGAATTATGTAAAAATTTACAGTTATACTCACGGTATGTATACCACTAATTCTAATGTAACTATTAGTGGTGTAACAGGAAACATGACAGGATGTGTTGTGAATATAGGTGGGGCAACATTGGCCTCAGGAAGTCTACCCGTTGATGGAACATACACAGGTCTTGCAACCACTACAAGTGGTAATGGACAAAACTGCACAGTAGATATTATTGTATCTTCAGGTGCAATCACATCAACTAAGATTTCAAATCCAGGCTTATCATACACAACAAGTGACACACTAACAGTTACAAACTTTGGTAGTGCAACAAACAGTCTAACCATAGCAATTGATACAGTTGCAGAAACACTGGGTGGTATACCAGTTGATACAATTAATCAGACATTTACATCTATCTCTAATATAACTATTGACTCATTCTGTGTAACACCCGATGTGTCATCATACGATTTCATTTCAGGTTATACATCAGTTGAGTCAACATTGAGTGGTGGTGCAAATGCAAAATCAACTAGAAACTACTACTTTGATACCATTCACACAATGATTCCAAATACTATGTTGGAAAACACTATGATTAGTGTTGCAGTAAACACAACTGCAATGGATTCACCTGAAGGATATACAGGGGGTGGAACTGCTTATCAAATGAGAGCAGCTGGAGAGATGATCACATTGAATGATAATGTGTTCTTTAGTTCACCAAGTATTGTTGCATCACCTATTAATGAAACCAATGAAATGTCTTCACAGAAATCATTCCATTGTAGAGTTCAGATGAAGACACAAAACAGTAATATCTCACCTGTATTAGATGTTGCAACTATTGGATGTTTAGGTATTGCAAATAGATTGAATCAAATTAATTCATCTTCAGACGTTCCAAGTGGAACCGTTTATGTTGCATCTACAGAACCCGATGGTGATAATAACAAGATGGTTTATGTAACGAAAAAGGTTAACTTAAAAACTCCTGCAACTGCATTGAGAGTCACAGCTGATATCTTCAACCCACCTACAACGAATGTTAAGTTCATGTATAAAGTATTGAGAAATGATGAAGCAACTCCTTTCGATGATACAGGATGGGAATATTTCAACACTAATGGTTCACCTGATACTTCATTAGTATCCGATGCAAGGAACTTTAAAGAATACGACTTTACAGTTGATAACCTACCTGAATTTGGTGCATTTGCAATCAAAGTTATAGGACAAGGAAGTAATACTTCAGTAGTGCCACTCGTATCTGCACTTAGATGTATTGCACTTGCAACATAGTATGTCAGAGTATAGTAGAGTAGAAGGACACTCAAATCTTATAAGAGATGAAGAGACCACTGCTATCGTTAATACTGATATTAACTCATACTATATGGCAAAAAGGAGAAAAGAGATATTTCGATCACAGGTAAACGAAATAAATACACTAAAGAGTGAAGTTCAAGAAATTAAACTTCTTCTCAGAACAATGGTAGAGAAACTAAATGGCTAAGACAGTAGACAACCACAGCACGATTGAAGATTTTAGAAGACGGTATAACGAACTGGCAACAGATGTTGGTGATATCTCTGGCTTAAGACAAACGATCAAAAATTTTAATGGTGGAACACTTGTTGATGCTGTTAATGCAATTGAAGACAAAGTATTTTTCTTCAAAGAATTTACCTTTACTGCAACTTCAGGACAACAGACTTTTAGTGGAAACGATGACGGTGGAGAGGAACTTAAATTTAAACCCAACCGTCTACAAGTTTTTAAAAATGGGGAACACTTACTTAGTAATGTTGACTTCACTGTCAGTAATCCTTCAGGGGGTTATTATTTAAATATTCAGTTAACAAGTGGTGCAACACTAGGTGATGTCATCACTGTCTACTCATTCACAGGTTCTTTTGAAGGAACATCAACTGCACAAGGTTCAGTTGGTTATTTTGTAGAGACTGCACAAAACATCATATATAACTCTAATCAAAGTGGTGTTATATTAAATGGTGATAACTCAACACCAACAACAGCACTTCAAAGTGGTTTTACAATTCAACTTGCAGGAAAGACCTATGCAGAAGATAACATAGAACTTGCAAGTGGTAAAAGTTTCGTGGGTAATCTGACTGGTAATGTAACAGGCAATGTAACAGGTAATGTAACAGGAACAGTTTCCTCAATAACAAATCATAGTGTAAACTCACTTAATGATGTTGATACTACTGGTGCTACAAACGGTCAATTATTGATTTATAGTTCATCAACTAGTAAGTGGGAAGCTTCCGATGCACCTGTAAACTATACTGATGAACAAGCACAAGATGCAGTAGCAACCATGATTACTAATGGTTCACATTCTAACATTACTGTTTCTTATGATGATGCAAGTAACACACTTTCTTTCACAGGGTCAAACTCTGTTACAGGTGGTGACGGACTAACACTAACAGGAACAGACATGAGTGTAAATACAAGCAATGGTGTGAAAATTTCAGGTGATAATGTCGTATTGGATTACGAAACCACGTCCACTGCACCATCTAGTGTTGGTTCAACATCTACTGGACACCTTTGGTTTGTAATTTAATGGGACAAAATGACAGATATATACGTAAATACTGGGACAACGTTTCAACAACCCTATAATGCTCGTCAACCTGCAAATGGTAGGGTTCCTGCCAATGCACAGTTAACTGCAAGACAACCAAGAAACGCACAAAACCCTTTCACATATCAGAACAGATCACCGTTTACCTATCGGAATCCTTCGGCTGCTCAACAACCATATATTGCTAATGCACAACAGCCTTATCCGTATATTGCAAATGCTCAACAACCTTATATAGCTAATAGTCAGACACCGTTCACTTATCAGAACAGACAACCTGTTAATGGTCAAAATCCATATCAGGCAAATGCACAGCAACCTTATATTGCTAATGCAAGACAACCTTTTACTTATCAGGCACGATATCCTGCAAATGCTCAGACACCCTACATTGCAAATGCAAGAAATCCATTTACTTATCAGGCACGATCACCTTTTACTTATCGTGTCCCCTATATTGCCAACGGTCAAAATCCATATATTGCAAATGCACAGCAACCATACATAGCAAACGCTAGACAACCATTTATATATCAAACAACATATAACGCATCAGGGAGTTACCAAGTTCCTTTTACCTATCAGGTCACTTATAATGCTACAGGAACAGCACCTGCTATAGGAACACAGCCAGGTGCAACAACCGAAATTAATAACACCTTTAATCAAACATCAACAGGAACTTCATTGTGGGTTTACAAAACAACGAGCACTATAATTAGTGCAACTTATCTGACTGCCCGTCTTCAGTTGTTCATTACTACTCCTACAACGTTTGGTGTTTCGGTAAAATTTCTTACTGGTGGTTATACTAATAGATCAGCCCCAAGTTGGTATACTACATGGGGAGCATATTACACTATGTTTTATGCTACAATAGGTTCTGCACCTAATTCATATAAGCTGATAAATGATGTCACTACTACTGAAGAGGGCTTCAATGGAACTTCCAGCCATACCACAGCTTTTAGTTCAAATCCTGATGCAACCTATTCTATAAATGGGACTACACAAACATATACATGGCCAACTTCAAATGGATATACAGCAGGTTATCAATTACAAACTAGTGTTTCTCAACAATATGGTGGTAGTCCCTCGGTGTTTGTTTCAAATGACCACACACTAAAATTACAAAAAACAGGATATCCTGAATTTACTTTTACAACAATTGATACTGATTATGAAGTCCTTGTATTTAATACTGGTGGTAGTGATGGTGGATGTCCACTATGTTGTGTTCACGATAGTATGTTGATTGCAACTGGAGATGACATGAAGAGTATATACGATATACAAATAGGTGATAAAGTTGTGTCTCACAATTTCGAAACTGGTCAAGATGAACTTACAGAAGTAACTGATATAATCATTGTTGACAGAGATGTGGACTACAAAGTTAATGATCTCATTATGACAGAAGATCACCCTGTCTACTTAGAAGGTGGAAGAAAGGCTTCAGTAAATCCTGAAGCAACACTTTTGAACTACAAACAAGAAGTTGATCAGTTAGTTGTTGGTGATAAAATGATGAAACTTGATGGAACTTTAGAAGAGATTGTTTCTATTGAAAGACATGAGGGAACACATAAAAACTTTGCAGTTCAAACTAAGTATAATAATTTCTATGCAAACGGTCATCTAGTAGACTCAGTAATTGATAGGGGAGTTGAATAATGGCTCAACAGATTTGGACAGCAAACCCATCTTCTTATACGTTTCAACAACCGTATCCGTATATTGCAAGACAACCTGCAAATGCAAGATATCCTGCAACATATCCGTATATTGCAAGAACACCTGCAAATGGTCAAACACCGTTCACCTATAATGCAAGGAGTCCGTTTACTTATCAGGCAAGACAACCATTTACCTATAATGCAAGGTATCCTGCTAATGCACAACAACCTTATCCTGCTAATGCACAACAACCCTTTACTTATCAGAATAGATCACCATCGACCTATCAGGTTCCTTATATTGCAAATGGTCAAACACCTTTCACCTATAATGCAAGGAGTCCGTTTACTTATGCAAACAGACAACCGTTTACCTATCAGGTTCCTTATATTGCAAATGCAAGACAGCCAGGAACTTATCAATCAAGGTCACCGTTTACGTATCAAGCAACTGGTAGAACACCGTTTACATATCAGGCAAGGACTCCGTTCACTTATCAAAATCCAGTGAATGCTCAACAACCCTATATTGCAAATGCAAGACAACCGTTTACTTATCAAGTGGTTTATAGAGTTCCAACAATTTATCAGAATCCATATTCATATACTGTTCCATACATTGCATCTAGACCTATTGGGCCGATTGCAAAAGTCAAAGGTGTATTTGTAAATGATGGTGGAACACTAAGAAAACTAGACGAAGTGTATGTAAATGATAGTGGAACTGTTAGAAAAATTCATCAGTCAGTTCCAACTGCACAGTTTTCAGAATAAATGAGACATAAATAGTATTATGGCTATTATTGCAAACCTATACATAGATCAAGGAACAGACTTCTCAGTGACGGTAGATGTGACTGATTCTGCTGGTGAGGTTTTAGAGTTAGATGGATATACTGCATCTGCACAAATTAGAAAAACATACAGTTCTTCTAGTGTCAGTGCAACATTCTCAACTTCTATCGCTGCACTTGCAGGACAAGTAACATTAAGTCTTACCGATACACAGACTTCTGCGATTGAAGCAGGAAGATATGTATACGATCTAAATATAACAAGTGGTGCTGGATTGGTGACACGAGTAATTGAAGGTCAGGCAATCGTGACGCCTGGGGTAACGAGGTAAAATATGACAAATGTAAAGGCAAGAATTTTAACGAATAACACTATTCGTGCAAAACAAGTCGCAATTGGTAACTCATCAACTAATGTAAACCTTTCTGCAAAATCTATCAACGAACTTGCAGATGTTGATGTTACAGAAACAGATGATGGACTTCTTTCCTATGATGCTGCTACCGACAAATGGGTAACTAAAACTGTTTTAGATGGTGGAACATTTTAAACTCTGTGTATCCTACATTATGGTCAAGTGATGAGTGGTCACCTCTAAAAGAAATTATCATTGGTTCTCTTAGGGGTCATGAAGAACTCAGACATTATTCTCATTATATCAAAGATATATCAGTCTTAAAAGATATTATAGATGAATCTCAAGAAGGATTGGATTCCTTTCAATCTATTTTAGAAAATCTCAACATAAAAGTTTACAGACCTCACGGTTTTTGTTATAATGTGAGAGATTGTGCTACTGTTATAGAAGATACTATAGTAGAAGCTTCTATGAGATATAAAGCAGAGTATATTTTTCTCAAAGCTTTAAGACCTATATTTGAAGAAAAAGTTTTAGAAGGTGCAAAATTAATCACTGCACCAAAACCTACATGGAGACCGTGGGTAAACCCAACCGAACCTATTTTTGATGGAGCTAATATATGTCGTTTAGGTAAAGACTTGTTCATGAGTATTAATGAGACTGCAAACGAATATGGGAGAGATTGGGTTATTCAAAACTTCAATCATCTAACTCATCACTACATAATTCAAGGAAACAGAATATCTCATAATGACACAACTTTTGTTCCTCTATCTGAACATACCGTTATGATAAATCAAGAAAGAGTAAAGGGAGTAAAGGAAATCCCACCTGTCTTTAAAGATTGGAATCATATCTTTATTAATAGAGAAGATTTGGTGGAAGAGGAAGTAAATTTAACATCGAGATGTGCAGGGGTTTTTATTGGAATAAACACTCTTTCTATAAATAATAATACAGTATGTGTAAATCAAAGTCAAGTAAAATTGATAGAAAAATTAGAAAAACACAACTTCAATTGTATACCTATACCCCTTAAACATACTAGAACTTTGTCAGGGGGACTACATTGTTGCACTTTAGATTTACTACGAACATTTTAGTTTTATAAATATTCATATCAAATCAAGGATACCGATCAGTGAGGTATCGACCCACATAGTGAGTGGACAGAGTATATAATGTATCTTTCTCGGAAAGTGAAGAGAAAAAAATCTTAATTAAGCTTTTTAAAAATTTCAAGGAGAAATAAATGGCTACAGTAATTCAAATTAAAAGGTCTACTGGTCTATCCGCTCCAACGACTTCTGACTTATCAGAAGGAGAATTGGCGTATGTCCAAGACCGTGCTAACAGTGGTGCTTCTGCAAAACTGTTTATCGAATCTGTTGACTCTGACAACTCTACTCCATTAATCCACGCAATCGGTGGTAAATACTTCACCGATATGTTGAGTGGTTCATCAGCAACACCTGCTAACTTTAAAGTTGGTAACGGTGCAACAGCTGGTGGTTCTATTCAGTTGATGGAAGATTCAGACAACGGTTCAAACTATGTTGCATTGAAAGCACCTGACTCAGTCGCATCTAACTTAACATTTGTTCTACCATCATCAGACGGTAGTGCAAACCAAGTTTTAGGAACAGACGGTTCAGGAAATCTTTCATTCTTATCAACAACATCAACACTTGCAGGTGCAACAGACTCAAATATCACTGCTCCATCATCAGGACAAATCCTTGTTCATGATGGCACAGATTCATTTGACAACGTATCACTTTCAGGTGATGTAACAATGGACTCAGCAGGTGTTGTGACAATCGGTGCTAACGCTGTTCAAGTTGGTAACATTGACTTCTTAGTTGACGAAGACAACATGGCTTCTGATTCAGCTGTCAAAGTTCCTACTCAACAGTCAGTTAAAGCATATGTTGATTCACAAGTAACTGCACAAGACCTAGACATGGCTGGTGATTCAGGAACAGGTGCAGTCGATTTAGACTCACAGTCAATCACTTTCGCAGGTGGAACTGGTGTAACAACTTCTGTTTCAGGTCAAACAGCAACTTTTGCTATTGGTCAGGCAGTTGGAACATCTGATAATGTTCAGTTCAACAACGTTCAAGTTGACGGAACATTGACATCAGACGATATCACATCAACAAATATTTCTGCAACAGGCAACTTAACAGTTTCAGGAAACTTAACAGTTAACGGAACTACAACTACAGTTAACTCAACAACTACATCAGTTGCTGACCCTGTATTTGAAATCGGTGACGACGCTTCAGACGATAACCTAGACAGAGGTATCAAATTTAAGTGGAACAATGGTTCTGCTGCTAAAGTTGGTTTCTTTGGTATGGATGATTCAGACGGTAAGTTTAAATTTATCCAAGACGCTACTGATACTTCATCAGTATTCTCAGGTTCCGTTGGTAACGCAGTATTCGGTGACTTAGAAGTTACAGGACTTGCACTTTCAGGTTCAATCACATCAGTCGATGGTGCAGCTCCAACCGCTGGACAGTTACTAATTGGTAACGGTTCTAATGGTGACATGGAACTTGCAACTTTAACTGCTGGTGAAGGTCTTGATATAACAAATGCAGATGGAAGTATAACACTTTCAGCTGAAGATGCAACTGCTGGTAATAAAGGTATTGCTTCATTCTCAGGTAGCTATTTCACTGTAACAAGTGGAGACGTTGCTATTAATGATGCAACCACATCTGCAAAAGGTATTGCAAGTTTTGCTTCAGAAAACTTTACTTTATCTTCAGGTGCAGTTTCTATTACAGCTATAGATGGCGGAACATTTTAATTAATCACTAAAGTCTATAGGAGAAACTCATGGCAACAGTAATACAATTTAAAAGGAGTTCTACTCAAGGTGCAACACCAACTACTGGTGATTTATCCTTAGGGGAACTCGCTGTTAATACCTATTCAGGTAGATTCTACACTGAAAAGAACGATGGTAGTGCAGCTGTTGTAGAGGTTGGTTCTAATCCATCAACCTTAACTGTGAATGATGCTTTTTCCTTCCCTACAAGTGATGGTTCTGCCAATCAGATATTAAAAACTGATGGTGCAGGAACATTGGGTTGGTCAGACCAACCATCTTCAGGTGTTACAACATACACATATACAATTACTGGAACAACTACATCTATTACAGGTGCAGATGATAACAGTAATACTTTAGTTTATACTTCAGGGTATGAGCAAGTGTATATCAATGGTGTTAAACTTGTCGGTGGTGGTTCAGATTATACTGCGACCAACTCTTCAACAATCACTTTAACGGAAAACGCACTTAGTGGTGATGTCGTAGAAGTAATTGCAATTACAAGTGCAGCTAACCTTGTTCAAGGTTATTTCACTAATAGTTCATTTACAGCTACAACAGCAGATCAGGTATTAGCAGCTAATTCAATTGCAAATAAATCTGTTAAATATGTGATCTCTGCCACTCATTCATCAGCAGGAACACACGCAGCTGAAGTGTTGTTGGTAAATGATGGAAGTAATGCATACTTTGTTCAATATGGTGATGTTTATTCAAACTCATCATTATTTTCATTGAGTGCAGATATTTCAGGGGGTAATGCAAGGTTGTTAATAACACCTGCAAATACCAGCACAACAGTTAAAACATTCCAAATTCGGTTATCATAAGGAGATATGAATAATGGCTAAAACGAAAGCATTCCAAATAGCAGAACTTATTCGTCATCTTCAATACGATGCTGATAACGATGTTATTACCACAGATAAATCAACTCGTGATAAAAACAAAAAGAGAGGTAATGCAACTAAGACATCTACAGCAGAATTTGCTTTAGATACTTTTGCAAAAACTGACTACAGAGCTGCAAGATATATTGTAGCAATGTCAGATGGGTCTAAATTCCACTCTACAGAAGTTGTTTTAGTTCATGACGGTAGTTCTGTAACAATGACACAATATGGAACACTTAAATCACATTCATTGGCTACCTTTGATTCAGATATAAGTGGTTCAGATGTTAGATTGTTGGTAACACCCGCATCAAATTCATCAACAGTTATCAAGTTTGATAGAACAGTTGTAGAAGCGTAACAAATAAGTTTTGTAAAAACTTTGAAAGGGGACTTTATGTCCCCTTTCTTTTACCTGTTAAAAACTATAAATAGTATTTGTAATTAGAGAGAATACTAGAGTATGGCAACTAAAAAAAACTTAATAGCTGAGATTGGATTAGAAACACACGGTAGTTTAACCGTAGATGGTAACGCTACCATTACGGGTAATCTAACTGTCAACGGAACAAGCAACACAGTTAACTCTACAACCACATCGGTTGAGGATAACCTCATTGAACTTGCAAGTAATAATACCAGTTCTGATACACTTGACATTGGTATCTATGGTAACTATGATGATGGACTAGGAGATGGAGTATCAGAGTATACTGGGTTCTTTAGAGATGCAAGTGACTCTACTTGGAAACTATTTGATGGTTTAGAAGTCGAGCCTGGTTCTACAGTTAATCTATCAGGGGCAGGATATGCAAAAGCAGCTTTAGAAGTTGGTGACTTATCATGCACAACTATTACTGCAACAGATTCACTTACTATCGATAGTTTAGTCGTAGATTCATCCAGTGGTTCAACACTTACCACTGCAAGTGAAACAGATTTAGATACATGGGCAACTTCTACATATAGAAGTGCAAAATATGTTCTTCAGGCAACTGAAGGAACTAAATATCATACAACAGAAGTGATCGTTATACATGATGGAACAGATGCATACTTCACTCAATTTGGTGAGATTATAACAAGCTCCTCACTCTTTGAAGTTTCCACAGCAGTTGAAAGTGGAAATGTGAAGTTAAAGGTAACACCTGCATCTAGTAGTTCAACAGTTTTTAAATGGTCACGAACTTTAATTAAAACTTAATACAATAAAGTGGTTCGTTGACGAATTTAATGTGATAAATATAAGAGTTAAAACCACAATCACTAGGACACACAAACTATGGCAACAACAAACACATTTGTTATAGAGTATGGATTGTCGGTTGGTTCGACAGAAGTAATCAATTCTTCAGGTAAATTGCAGGCTGCTGCCATTTCAGAGTTGACGACTGATTCACTGTCAGAAGGTTCCACCAATCAATACTTTTCAAACACAAGAGCAAGAGGTGCAATTTCACTTGCATCAGGAGAGGCAAATTTGAGTTATAACTCTACAACTGGTGAAATATCTTTGCCACAGGTTGACGGAGGCACATTATAATGACAGCTAAAAATTTCATAATCAAGAATGGTCTTACCGTTGGAACTACCGAAGTAATCGATAGTTCAGGTAATGTTACTGCAGCTGCTGTTGGTTCAGCAGTTCAAGAAGCAATTGCAGACAAAATCGGTGGTATCATTCAGGGTTCAGGTTCAACCACAGTAACTTATGATGATGCAAACGATACTATCACGATTTCATCAACTGGTAAAACCGAAGAAG